CTGGAACTACTGGAACTACTGGAACTACTGGAACTACTGGAACTACTGGAACTACTGGAACTACTGGAACTACTGGAACTACTGGAACTACTGGAACTACTGGAACTACTGGAACTACTGGAACTACTGGAACTACTGGAACTACTGGAACTACTGGAACTACTGGAACTACTGGAACTACTGGAACTACTGGAACTACTGGAACTACTGGAACTACTGGAACTACTGGAACTACAGGTAATACTGGAACTACTGGAACTACTGGCCCAGTATATGGATTTTTACAAAGTGTAGAAAATTCTACATTAACATTATTATATAACGGTAATAGAATAGTTACTAAAATATTTGATAAATTATATAAAAAGATTGGCAATTTAAATAACACATATTATGTTGTGTCATCATCGGTAATAATACCATTTTATAATAATTATACATATTATATTGATTCAAAATATGAGATTAATAGTGTAATATCAATTGAAAAATATCAAAACTCATTTCAATATGCAGAATTTTATAAACAAACAGAATTAAGTAAAATAGAGTTATTTATGAATGAAGAAATTAATGAATATAATATAAATAATAATGGTATTCCAATACCATCATCTAAATTTTATTTAGTATCTTATAATAAATTAAGTTTAACTAATATATTTTACAATGATAAATTTATACAAAATGAACAAATGAAACAAAAAATTACTGTATCTTATAATAACACTCAAACAATTGTTGTTCCTGATTGGGGTAGTGATTATACAAAGTTTTTCTCAAATATAAGTTTATATTTTAATGATCAATTAATGGAAGAACTAAATGAAAATATATTTAATATAGATAAATATTTATATTCAACAGAAGAAAAACGTAAGCAATTATATAATTTATGTAAAATAAGATTAGTAGATAATAAATGGGTATTATATATTCCTTTAATATTTTGGTATGCTAATAATCCTGGATTAGCTATTCCCACTATTGCAATGCCAAATATGGAAATTAGATTACAATATATTTTAAATGATTTATTATATATATTATCAAATGATTTATCAAATGCAACATATGAATTTACTAAAAAACCAGAAGTAAAATGTACATTAATAACTGATTATATTTTATTAGATACTATTGAAAGGAAACTATTTGGAACATATAGTCATGAATATATAATTGAACGCTATAAAACTTATCCAATAATATATATTAATAAAACAAATGTAGTATTAAATAAACAATTTAATGGATTGATTAAAGATATATATTTGATTACAAATCCTATTAATAATAATAAAACATATTATTCAGAAATAATTACTAAATATGATACAAGATATAATTTGTATATTAATGCTTATAATTATTATTTAGATTTAATTAAAAATGGTATTTATACATCAGAAGAACAAAAAAAATATGCGGTTGATATTGAAATAATTAAAACTAATATGATTTTAATTAATAAATATTTAGCAACTGAAAATAAAATTGATAAAGCTGAATTTGATCAAATAAATAGAATTATTAATACATATAATAAATGGGCAATATGGGATAGTAATTATAATTTATTAAAATATATATTATATTTTGAAAATAAATATTTAACAGCACTTAATAATAATCAAAAAGAATATACATTATGTTTATATTTAACCTATATGTTTTCAACTAAAGTTAGTATCAAAGAAATATCTCCAATAGAATCTATGGTTTTTAAAGCTAATGGAGCTGACTTATTTGCAGAACGCGATTATTCATATTTTACAAATGTAGTCCCTTATCAGAAATTTAATAATTCTTTACCAACCGGATATTATGTTTATACATTTTCATTATATCCATTAGATAAACAATATTCGGGACATTTAAATTTTACTAATTTTGATGATATTGTAATTAAAATTACATCTAATTCACTTGTATTATCTGAACAATATAAATTATCAACTATAATAAAAGAATATAATATATTAAGAGTTATGAGTGGATTAGCTAGTTTAGCTTGGATATAAAATTAGATAGTAAATTGCAAACCACCAATACCATTTTTTGTTTTAAATATATTATATTGAATACCATAAGCTCTACAAACTGCAGTATTTTGATAATTAATTATTTTGTTCATTTTAATTTGTAGATATGCATCATCTATTTTGCTAAAATTTAATGAACCCGATGGTTGTAATTCTAATGGGTTTAAAGCAAATGAATAAAAATAAATACCATTTTGAATACTATTTAATTTATGTTTATATTTTTGTAAATAGGTATAAATTTCAGGTGAATTTGAATTAATACGATTTATTGAATTAATAACAATTGTATTTTTATTAATTGTGTTTTCTTCTAATAATGTATATGGATATGTTGTATAATTAAAATGATCATTTAAATTTATATTTGATGATAATATAATTCTCCATACTAAAAATTTTATAGGATTTGTTAATGATAATTTATATGCAATATTAGTAGAATATATTATTTGGTCTGGTAATGTTTGTATTACTGGTATTAAATATTCATTTTCATTATTTATAAAATTAAATCTTTCAAAATTATCAAGATATATATAATTAATTAATAAATAAGATGTAATTAATGAAGGTTTATTAAATTTAAAATAATCTTCATCAGTCACAACAACCGTATTAGGTTTAATATTAATAATAAAATTAGTTGTTTCACCTATTAATGCTAATGTAGAGTCATTTAATATTGTTGGAATAATAAATTTTCCTTTAATTTGATTATAATATAAATTATAATTAATAGGGTCAAAATAAATAAATTCACCTATTATTTTAGTATTTTGATAATTTTGATAAAAATATTCACCTACTTTAAATAAACAAAAATTATTAGTAACTGTTATAAAATGACTAGGAGATATTCTATAACATTTATCTATATCATTAAAATCAACATGTATTTTTACATCATTATGAGTTAATGCAATTAAAGGTAATGCTAAACCAGTATCTAAACAAAACCAAAAAGATAATGGTATGTGTAATTTAGTCATTAGTTTTGTTTGTGAAAAATCTGTATTTGTTGATATATTTCCTATCATTTTATTATAACCATTTTTATGACCAATACTTATTGTGATTTCATGCCATATATTTAACCAATCACCATAATGACGATCAATAATAGAACCACCAATTTCTATTTCTATAAAATTTATTAATGCTAAACCTATTTTATTAACCCATGCAAATTGTTTATTAATACTACTTGTGCTTTCTAATTGAATATATGGTAATTCAACATATAAATAAATCATTCCTGCTAGGTCTGCATTTTTTGCAACTGTTACTGTACATTTCCTTCCAAAATCAGGTATTGTTTTAAAATACTGAGGAGTTGGCTCAATAGAGTAATTAGTATGTCTTCTATATGCTATTTTAAAAAAGGTAATTTCAGGTTGTGCAGATAAGTATATATTTTCTTTGCCTACTGATACAAGTAATAAAAGACCTACACCCATTATACCAATAATGAGAAAATCCGTCTTTATATTATTTAATTTAATATAAAAATATATTGAAAAAATATATTAAGTTAAATAATATTTTACAGCGGGGACTATTTTAACGGTTTTGAGTGCTACTTACAATACATACTATTATGAAAGAACCATTAATAATACATTATTATGAACCCTATAAAACAGTATTAGTAGATGATTATGATATTTTTCCTGATTTGCCAAAAGACAAATCCTTTAAAATTACCTTTTTTAAAATAGCATATAGAGGACATACTAATTACTCTAGAATCCAGCAAGCATTAATAAAATATATAATATAATAAAATTTTTTATTATATTATTAATTTATAATTAGTCAATCTTCTTCTGTGTCTGAATTAGCATTTGTAATATTATGATTTATTATTTCTACAGGAGTTTTTACTGGGGTTTCTACCAGGGTTTGTGTCTCAGTATTTTTATTTTTTAATTCCTGTATAATATCATTATACATTGTATTATTATTTGGTAAATTATCAGATATTAACCCAATTTTATTTGCTAATAAATTAAAATATTTAACATATGAATGGGTTTTCCCTAAAGTTGTCATAATTTCATTATTTAATATCATAGAAATAATTGGTTTATATTTTTCTGGATTATTTATAACATCAAATGGCTCAGGAACTGGTAATTTTGAAACTTTTTTTAATTTAGTATATTCTTCTAAAATTTCATCATCTACTTTACCACTTAATTTAGCTTTATGATAGGTATGATTAGTTCTATTGTTAGTAAGTTGATGTATTTTTGTTCGCATTAAATTACGTAATTTAGATTTTTCATCTTGTTCTATAGGCTTTTTAATAATTTTAAATTTATAATTATCATTTTCATGAGAAATTAAATTAAATAAATATTCTGGTTTTAAATATAATAAACTAATATTATCTAAATCATCTAATTGAAAATCAGATTGCTTAACTTTTTGCTTAAATTTATTAATAGATAATTTAGAAATAAAATTAGACTTATCACCATCAATGAAAACATTTATTTTATTTTGCTGTTCTACCATAATACTATAATTTTGGTTAATCCTTTATATATTTTATATTAAAAATAAATTTAAAAAATAATTAAAAAAGTAAAGATTAATTATTTTAAAATGGTAAAAGATACAACTTTATATAATAGACTTGAAATTGACCCAGATGCTTCGCAAGAAGTCATCCGAAAAGCGTATAATAAATTATCTAAAAAATACCACCCTGATAAACAAGTTAATGCATCTGATGAAATTAAAAATCAAGCACATATAAAATTTCAAGAAATCTCACAGGCAAAAGAAATATTATCAGATCCTCAAAAGAAAGAATTATATGATCAAATTGGAATGGAAATTTTCACACACGGAATGGATAATGACCAAAATAATGGGCATTCACCTTTTGGCGATTTTGGACACATGTTTAATCACGGTTTTCCTTTTGGAATGGGAGGAATGGGTCAAAGGAAAACACAAGTAGAAGATATTGTTACTACGCTTGAAGTATCTTTAGAACAAGTATATACAGAAGAAGTTATTAATTATTCTTATAGTCAAAAGATTGATTGCAGTGTATGTAATGGAGAAGGGTCTAAAAATGGAAGTAAAACAGTATGTAAATTATGCGATGGTAAAGGTATCAGATTTGTTGATGTGCGTATGGGTCCAATGATTCAGAGGTCAATGTCTGAATGCAATGCTTGTCATGGTTCCGGAAAAATTATTGATGAATCAAATAAATGTTCAGTTTGTTTAGGTAATTGTTTCAATTTGAAAGAGAAAACAATTCAAATTCCATTAAAAGCAGGTCTTATTACTGGTAATAAAATTAATATGACCGGTAAAGGTCATCAAATGAAAAATACAAAAACAAATTTAATAGTTGTTATTAATATAAAACCACATAAATTATTTAAAAGAAGTAATGATAATTTATTTATTGATGTTGATTTAAAATTATATCAAGCATTATTTGGATTTAATAAATTAATTACACATTTAGATGGGAGAAAATTAGTTATTAGTAGTTCTACTAAAACAGAATATAATACTGTTTATAAAATATCTGGTGAAGGTATGAAATCATTACAAACAGGTATTAAGGGAGATTTATATATTCGATTTATAGTATCATTACCTAATATAACAAATCTACCAACTGAAAATAAAACACAATTAAAAACAATTTTACAAACAACATGTAAAACAGAAGTTATAATTGAAGAACAACTACAAGGAAATACTAAAGCTAATATGATAGAATGTTCACATGATATATCAGAACAAGTAATTGAAATATTATGTAAAAAAACAAATAATGAACAACAAGAACAATATGAACATTCACCGGAGCAAGGCCATGGACATACACAATGTGCTCAACAATAAATTATAATAATGGAACACCTTCACCTACTTCATCTCTACAAATAGGACATTTATATGAATATTGCGATAAATGTTCTTTTATACATTCATCATGAAATAAATGTTTACAATCAAGTTCACAAACAACTTGTGATTCATTCATATTATCCATACATATTACGCATTTTGTTTCCAAATTAGAATCTAATGTATATTTATTTAATTTTTCTAATACTGTTTTATCAGTAGCTACAACTACATCTTGAAAATTATCAGGCTCTGTAAGGTGTAATAAATTATTAATTACATCTAGAATTTGAGTATGAGTATAATTAATTGTATATGCATCATTTAATTGTGGTTCTATTAGTTGATAATGTATAATTTGTGGTAGTGGATGTGTATATACCGAAGGTGTATTTCTATCATTTTCTAATATTTCTATAATATTTTCATGTGTAATATTATTAATATCATAATATTGATAAAATTTAAATAATACAAAATTTATTTGATTCAATGGAATACTCTGTGTTATTAAATACATTTTAAGTATTTTAATAATTTCATCTTCATTATAATTATTTTCTATTAAATCACTTCTACGCTGTATCATAAAATTAAATAAATAACTATATACATCAAGTAATATATTTTCATTTATAAAATTATTATTATAAATATCTGGTTCATCATTTGAGTCTGATGAATTAGAAATGTTATCATCAAATAATTCATTATCTGGTTCATCTGATGAGTTATTTATTTGTTCATGTGGAGAATCAATGGGCATTTTTATTATATATTTTAATTAAGTTTATAAATAATTTTTTATCAATATTTATTTATAAATATTCATCATATTTAATATTGTGAGTTGTGCAATTCTATATGGTTTCATATTTTCATGATCATTATTCATACTTTTATTCATTACTTTAATAGCATTTGATAAACTCATTAATTTTTTTCCGCTCCATGCATCACCTTCATTACTAGTGGGTTTAATAAATGTATCAACTTCGCCAATAAACAAGTGAATTTCTTCACCTCTGAATTCTTTATATCTTTCTTTTCTTTTAGGTGTATCTGCCCATTCAGGAAACCAATCCCAAGAAACTGTAGAAACTAATTTTAATGATTTTAATTTAGCACCAACTTCTTCAATACATTCACGCTTAGCTCCAGTAATTGGTTTTTCACCGGGGTCTATTCCTCCACCTGGTAAATTAAGATAACTATTATTAGTTTTAGAATTAGTAACAACTCTTGCAACTAATTTTCCTTTGTATAATAAAAAACAATCACTTGTTTCGCGATATGGTAAATTTTTACGAGACATAATATATTATTATATATTATTATAAAAAATTATATATTAATAAAATTCTATAATTTAACTATAAAGAAGAAAGACTATATAATAATATACTATGGATATATCTTTGATTAAATCAAATTTAAATATAAAATATTATAAAAGTTTATTAAATAATTTGTTAGAAAATGATTCTAATTATATGTGGTTAAATAATTATTATGAGTCATTAGTTAATATAAATAAAACAGATACTGAAAAACTAATAGATACACATACAGAGAAAAATACAGATATTCCAAATATTGATTCTGAAAAATATTTATATACAAAATCATGGTCTAAATTAAATGTAATTCATAAAAAACTTAAAATAAAAGAATTTGTTAATAATTTACAAATTAATTCTAATATAGAACGTGAACAATTATTAGATAAATTAAATGATTTAATTAAATTAAAAATATTAACAAAGAAAGAAGCTGTTAATTATGATGAAATAAATGGTAAAATTATTTCATTATCTAATTTACAATATAATAATAATAAGTATTATTATGCATAATAGAATAAATTGAAATTATATTGTTTTAAAATAATATTTAAATTATAGTAATAAATGTCCTTTGGTACTATTTCATTAATATTAAATAAATGTATTGAAATATTAAATGATACAAATAAATCTATTAGTTTATTACAGTTAACAAAATTAAAAAAAACTGTCTATGAAACTATTAAAAAAGATATACCTGAAACAACTACTGAAATGATAGATCAAGTTTTTAATAGATTATTTAGTAATAAATATAGATATAATAAATCATTATTTTTTGATAATGGTGCAAATAGTTTCCGAGAATTAGAAAATTTATATCCTGATATTAAAATACCATCTAAATATAAATCACTACTTGCACATTTTAATAAATTAAAACATTTACCACAACCAGCACAAAGGTCCATTGAATGGTATAATTATAGATATAATAGAATTACAGCTTCGGATATGGCTGCTGCAATTGATATGAATCCATATGAACCAGTTGAGTCTTTTATTTTGAAAAAATGCGACCCAAATTTTCCATTCCAAGATAATGCTACTGTATTTCATGGTAAAAAATATGAACCAACTGCTACAATGATTTATGAACATATATATAATACTAGAGTATATGAGTTTGGTGCATTACCATCAGAAACTTATAATTTCTTAGGTGCATCACCAGATGGTATTTGTTCTCAATATACTTTAGATAATACATTTTCACCTAGATTAGGACGCATGTTAGAAATTAAATGTCCTGTTACTAGAGATATTTATATTAAAGGAAAAATATGTGGTCAAATTTGTCCTTTTTATTATTATTGTCAAGTGCAACAACAATTGATATGTTGTGATTTGGAAGCATGTGATTTTTGGCAATGTAAAATAACTGAATATAAAACAAAACAAGAATATCTTGCAGATTCATGTGATACTAGTAAAAATTATGAAAATGACACAGGAACACTTATTGAAATAGATAATAGATTAAAAAAAGGAATTATATTAGAATTTTATCCAAAACAATTTACACCAGAATTTGAGGGTGATAATCCTGAATGGAAATCAAAATATATTATTCCTAAACGATTAGATATGGATGAAACTCAATATGAAGCATGGGTTTTAGAATCATTAGATACTTTTAAAGACATATCGCCTGATATTAATAAAGATTATTATTTTTATCGTATTATTTATTGGAAATTAGATGTATCCCATAATGTAACTATTAAACGAGATGATATATTTTTTAATAGAATATTACCACTTTTAAAAGACTCATGGGATAAAATAGTATATTATAGAAAAAACCAAGATAAATTACCTGAATTACAAACTATAGCTAATAAAAGAAAAAAATATATTAAAATGATGCCATTATATACAATTCATAATGATATTATTATTAAAAATAAACATAAAATATTATCAGAAGATTTTGACCATACGCAATTAATTCAACCTATTAAAAAAGAAAATACTTTTTATAAAAAAAAGTTTAATACTATAATAAAAGATAAAGAATCAGACGATGATGCTACAGGAAATAATTGTGATTTTATAGATGATGTATTACCATCTACAGAAGTACAACAAGTAAAGATTGATAAAAAACCTAGTAAAACTATAAAACATACAACATTTACTACAACTAAACAAGTTAAAAAATTAGTTATTACAACTAATATTAGCAATGATAGTAATGATAATTGTGATTTTATAGATTAAAATTAATTTAATAAATATAATTATATTTATTAAATAATGATAAAGGATAAAGATGACTTTATCCACTTCTAATATATAAATTTTTCTTAATTTATTTATAAATTTCCCTTAATTTATTTCTTAGATGATTTCTTGGATCGTTTCTTTTTGGACGCTTTCTTAGATCGCTTTTTAGCACCACCGGACATGGAGCCTTTCTTAGAACCCTTCTTAGAACGCTTCTTGGAGCCTTTCTTGGAACCCTTCTTGGATCGCTTTTTGGCACCTCCTGACATGGAGCCTTTCTTGGAACGCTTCTTAGAAGCTTTCTTGGAACTTTTCTTAGAACGCTTCTTAGCACCACCTGACATGGAACTCTTTTTAGAAGCTTTCTTGGAACGTTTCTTGGAACCCTTCTTAGAACCCTTCTTAGAACCCTTCTTAGAACCCTTCTTGGAACCTTTCTTAGATGAACGTTTTTTAGCACCGCCTGACATAGAACTTTTCTTGGAACTCTTTTTAGAACGTTTTTTAGAACTTTTTTTGGACCGCTTTTTAGCACCTCCTGACATAGATCCTTTCTTGGATCCTTTCTTTGAACGTTTCTTAGATCCTGATTTTTTAGAACGTCTCTTAGCACCGCCTACTACAGGTTCTCCACTGTTATCCACTGCGTTAGGTTCAATAGCAGGTGTATCTATCGACGAGTCAACTACTTCTACAGCCTCTTCATCTGCTCTATTTTTTTTAGATCTACGTTTTTTGGCACCACCGGTCATGTGTTCTACAGGCTCGTCTGTCGGTTTTGGTTTTCTTCCAAAATGAGACATTTATATATATTATAATCTATATATTATTTTTTAATTTTTTAAAATTAAATATTTTTTATTTGAATTTTGATTTCCTGAAGTATTTGAAAACTCGTGTTTGTGCTTGGCTCTTGGTTTATTAGAAGGTGTATGTTTAAATTTCACTTGTTTCCCTTGTTTCTTTTTCTCAGAACCTGCTAATAAAGATGCTCTGATTGGATCAATCGGAATACCATGACATTTATATGTGAAATCCATAAAAGGTGATTCATCAACCACTGTAATTTTTTTATTATCTAAATAAATATTTCTTAAATTAAAAAATTTACCAATTAAAATATTAAATAAATTAGTATTTTTTTTATTACGATTAATAAATGCATAATAATATTCAAAATATAAATACATCATAACTAAATTATATGTTCCAAAATATATTTTCTTTTTTTCTGAATAATTATGAACAATACATCTACCATTATTACCATATAATATTAAAATTAAATTATTATTATGATAAAATTCAATACGCCTATCCATAAAAGTAGAAAAAGGCACAAATTCTTTTACAGTAATTTTTTTACCATATTTTTTTACTAATAAAGCATAAATATTTTTACCATCTTTTTCAATATTTGTTGTAATTAATTCATAATAAGGAATATTATTTAATACAAAATTTTCTTCTACTTTTTTAGCATAATAATTATAGGCATATAATCCAACCATTATTAAATTACTATCATACACAACTTGTTTTCTTATAAATGTTAGAATATTCTCATATTCTTCATGTTGTGTTTTAGTTCTATTACCAGTAATCTCTTGAAAATTAATTACTTGTTTTATATGACTTTGATCAATAGGATAATGTTTTAATAATAATTGAGTTCTTCTAATTGATTTATTTATTCTCCAATAAGATGTCATTGGATCTGTTAATACTCTATATGTATCAACTATCATAAAATGAGGATGAGCACATTTTATCCCATTTACTACAATAATGGGCATATTATTATATACATGTGCTGGCATGTAAGAAATATCACAATAATTTAAGAAATTTACAAAAATTTTAAATGTTTCAGGATGTATGCCTTCTTTTCCTTCAACAAATTTATATTTTTTTTTATATAATTCATCAGTTAATTCTATTAAATCTGCAACAGGTGTAGGTGAATAAAATTCAATATCAGCAATATCAGGCCAATTAAAATAAGCACCGTTCATTTCTGTATAAATTGCATCATTTTTATTTTTTTGCATAATTAATAAATTTTGTGCAAAACCACCGTAAACAACTTTTTTATTTCTTTTTATATAATCAATAATAAAACTATATACTTCTCCCATTTCTTTTAATGTTGGTTCATATAGTGTTTTATATTGTTTTGCAGCACCATCTATGATTGTATCTATATTTTTATCTATTTTTTCAATATCATTATAACGATACATTTATATATAATATTTTAGAAATTATATATTAAATATCTAAATATAATTCCTCTTCTATTTTATTAGTTTTATCTAATTTTTTATTATTTATAAATGAATTTTCATAACTATTTGTTATAAAATGTTTATTATATATATTATTATCTTTATTATTTATTTTCATTTCATTATAATAATTACTCCAATCTAATTTATCTTTTAAAAATAAATTATTCATTATTTTATATTTATTAACAAATAACTCTGGAATTATGAAACCATTATCTGTTTCTTTTGCTAATTTAAATTGATTAAATAATTTTAAATCAACGTCAAATACTTGTTTTATTTCAGTTATTTTATTTTGTTGCATTTTTAATAAATTCATATTATGAATTAAATCATGTTTTTCTTTTTCAATTTCATTAATACGTTTTTCATTTTCTAATTTTATTTCTGGTGTAATAGTTGATTCAATTAGTGTTTTATCTGCACTTGGATTAAGATCATTTATCTTGTCACTTTTTGTGTTAAGTGATACAGTTGGTGATTCTGGTATTGAATGTTGTGTTAATACATGTAAAGACATATCACAATCAGAAGAAGAGTTATTATTAATTGTAACAATATTAGTATTTACTTTATAACAACTATTCATTTTATAACAATGAATATATGCATCTTTAGTCATTAAATTATTTTGATAACATGATAATATAAATAATTCTGCATTATTATAATCACTATATAAACCAATTATTTTCCCATTATATTCTATAAGATACGAATTCATTTATTAATAATAATTATATAAAATTCCTTTAAATAATTATTATTTTTTTAAAGTTCCAATTACAATTTGACTATCATCTTTTCTGGTTGATGTAAACGTGGTATAATCATTACTAAAAATTATATTATGTTCTCTACCACCAAATCTAGCTATAATATTATATTTTTTTATAACTTCATAATGTCCTTCACCAAATGCAATCATTTTATAATTATCTAAAAATTTTATATACGAATTTTCCCAGATATACGTTTTATTCATAATATCATCAATATTTGCACCAATAAATAATGATTTATAATTATTTTGTACCGTACTCCATAATAATTTAGAAAATAGTGTATTATTATTAGGACTTCCTAGTGTAAATATATCTTTTGAAATATGCAAATGTTTATTTGTTTTAATAATAGATTCTTTTGAAATAATGCGTAGTGTTAAAGCTACTCTAATATTAGTATCATTCGTTGCCATTACTCCTTTTCCATGTGTTAAATAATTTGAAAATAAATAAACATATCCTTTTTTATTTAATAGTTTATGTATTAAATTATTATTTATTTGTTTTTCATCTAAATTAACTAATGGTGCAAAATTATTATTATTATTATTATTAATTGTATTATATTTATTTTGATAATCAAATAGATGAGAACCTATTATTGCGGATAAACTATTATTTTCGTTATTATCTGTTAATCCAATTTGTAATGTAAAATGAGGATAGGTGCAATCTAACTCAATATAAGGATCTATATGCCAGTTTGCAGTATATGAAAAATCATTATTATTTTGTCTAATAAAAAATTCAGTATTATAACAAATACATTCATAACCAATATATTCTGTAATTATATCATTTATTGTCTCATTTAAACATAGTTCTTTAATATCATTATTATATTCATGGTGTTGTTTCATTTGTGAATAATCATTAAATTGTTTATTTAATAACCATTCTACTATTGAATCTATTTTATTTTCTGACATATTTTGTAAAGGAAATGGTCCAACAAAACCATTCATTAAAAATGATGTCATATTATTTTCTATAGAATTAACAGGATATTCTACAAGAAAACAAGGTATAACTTCAATTAAATCTGGTATTTTCTCTTCTATTATTTTAAAAATATTATCTATTTTTGTTTTACTTAAAATATGATAAGGAGATATAGATCCTTGAATACATTCTACATTTAATCCATTACAATTACTTAATAACACATATAAAATCGTTTGTTTTGATTCATTTGTAATATCACATATATATTCTAATAATTTTTTGAATATTTTATTTTGATGAATTGGATTATTATCTAATTCACTTAAAAAACAAGCCACGCTATAAATTTGTATTTTATGTTCTGGATGTTTTAAATACCACATATAATCTTCATAATTAATCATATGAATATTTGAATAGGGTATATTTGATAATTTAATATAATTTAAAAATATTTGACTTTCTTCAATAATAGATATACCTTTTTTATCATTTGATATATAATTAACTTGTTCTATGCGACTTGTTTTCCAATTAGATACACCTATTTTTTTACATATATTATTTTCTAATAAATAATTACAAATATCATATATTTTTTCAACACATACACTTTCATCATCTCTATGAAACATAAAAACATCAGCATATGTAATTTTTAATCTTTGAAAAGATTCATTTAAATCATGTATAATATCTGTTTGTGTTACTCTATGTATTATTTGATTTATATTATAAGAATGATGACCTCCTTTACAAATAATATATATATCATTCCTATTAATATTTCTTGATAAAATCCACTCACCGAAAATATTTTCAGACCTTCCATAACAATTTGCAGTATCAAAACATTTTATTTGTTTATTAAAATAAACATCATCTAATACCTTAAAAGGATCACCTGAATTTGTAATTCTTAAAAGTCCATATATCATATTATTATAATATATAAATTATATATTATAATAAAGTAATTATTTATATATTATGCGTTTTTAATAATATAAATACAATAACTCACACACCCATCATTTGCTTTTGCTATAATACTTTGATTATATTCTATACAAAATTCATCTATAGCTTGTTTTTATTCTATCCATAAATAATGTAGAAGTATATACTAATATAATTGTATCATCATTTAATTTTCTATATGTTAATATGCTTTCCAATAATAAATAAAATAATCAACATATTTATCTTAATTGAATACACAACAAAAAATACAATTCATATATATATTGTGTAAATATATATTATCTAAATAATATATATAAAATTTTGAAGATTTGTATATTAGTTAATTTCATATAAAATAATTAAAAATTAATATAAAATATGTTTAATAATTTCTATACTATAATATATAAATATTATGGATTCTCATATTGTAATAGCTGTGGTGGGTGCATTAGTATATATGGGATTATCTGCATCTATGCCATGTATGTTAAATGAACAAAAACAACCTTTTGTAAAAGAAGTTAAAGCTGTGTTTGTTACAAATCGTCAAACAATAGTTATTAGTAGTTTAATAGTTGCTATAACTATTTATTTAGCATTAAAAATTACACCATCTATTGTGGATTCATTAGATAGATTATCAGATGATGATAATAGTGGAAATATTAATATTAGTAATTTAGCTAAATTAAGTCGTTCTAGAGAAATACCATCTGAATTAATGCAAATATTTACTGCCCGCTAAATATTTTATATATTAATCCAATTTTTATTTTATTATAAAAATTGAATTAATTTAATATATATATATAATTATTTTATTATAACATGGAATTCAATAATATTGAACAGCAAATTATTCAATTGTGGGACAAGACTGATTTAAAAAATAAAATTAAAAATAAAAATTATGATAAAAGTTGGGAATTCTTAGATGGTCCACCATTTATTAATGGATCGCCGCATCATGGTCATTTACTTGTTTCTAGTATTAAAGATACTATAGCTCGTTATATGAATCAAAAAGGATATTCTATTAAATATCAAATTGGGTTTGATTGTCATGGATTACCCCTAGAACAAGAAGCAGAAAAACAAGTTGGAAAAGTTAATCCATCAGATTCTATTGAAAAATTAACAATATTTAATGATGAATGTAGAAGAGTTATATCATCATGCTCATCTATATGGTATGATGTTTTAGAAAGATTAGGTAGACAATTTGATAAATCACAAACATATTATACTTCTGATTTTAAATATATGGAATCATTATGGTGGGCTTATAAAAAATTATGGGATGATAAACTAATTTATAGGTCTAAGAAAGTTATGCCTTATTCACCATTATGTGAAACGCCATTATCTAATTTTGAGGCTAGCTCAAATTATCAAGATAGAACAGATATTGCTGTATATGTTATATTTAAATTAGTTGATAAGCTAGATTTAGAACATTTATTAATCTGGACAACTACACCATGGTCTTTATTTGCAAATCAAGGTATATGTGTAAATGGTGAATTAGATTATAACTTAGTTCAAGATATAAATGATAAAAAATATTGGATTTGTTCTGATATACCATTAGAAACTATCTTTAATGATAAACCTACTATTTTAAATACTATTAAAGGTTGTGAATTAGTTGGAAGAACATATGAACCTATTTTTAAATTAAATAATTATTCTAATTATAAAATATATGCAGATAATTATGTGACTAATAAAGCTGGCACTGGATTAGTGCATTTAGCTCCATTATTTGGGAATGATGATATGAGAGTTATGAAATTAAATGGTTATACAGATACACAATTACCAGAATATTTAATTGATACCCAATGTAAATTTAAAATAGATGATTATTCAATTGGTATTATTAATAAATTTGTAATTGATACATCAACAGATATTGTTATCTATCTAAAAACTAATGGATATGCTATTAAATCTGAAAAAATAAAACATTCTTATCCTCATTGTTGGAGAACTGACCAACCATTAATATATTTATCGACAGATGCATGGTTTTTAAATGTACAAAAAATTATTCCCGAACTTGTAGAAAATAATAAAAAAATTAAATGGTATCCTGAATATGTTGGCACAGAACGTTTTGCAAATTGGATTAAGGATTCACCTGACTGGTGTTTAAGCAGAAACAGAGTATGGGGAACACCTATTCCTATTTGGGAAAATGATCATGGTGATGTAATATGTATTGGTTCTGTTAAAGAATTAGAAGAATATACTGGTAGAACATTTAAAGATTTACATTTGGATAAAATAGGTAATATTGAAATAACAACAGAAAAAGGTACTTTTAAAAGGACCTTTGGTGTTCTCGATTGTTGGTTTGAATCTGGTATGGCTGGATTATCTCGTTATGGTTATCCTGAATGTAATAATAAATCATATCCTGTTGATTTTATTACTGAATCTATTGACCAAACAAGAGGATGGTTTTATACTCTTAATGTTTTATCAACTGCATTAAATCACACACCTGCATTTAAAAGTGTAATTGTAAGTGGTTTGATTCTTGCGGAAGATGGGAAAAAAATGTCAAAAAGATTAGGTAATTATACATCACCAAATGAATTAATAAAAACATATGGTGTTGATGTATTACGATTATATTTAATTGGATCACCTGCAGCTAAGGCAGAATCATTTTGTTTTAAGGATAGTGATTTAGTAGATATTATGCGAAAATTATTACCTTATTATCATTCACATATGATGTTTATAGAATGTATAACATATGCCAAAACAATATTTAATTCTGTTGATTGGTTAAACACTGTAATATCTACAAATAAATTAGATTTGTGGATTTATTCTAAATATATGGAATTTGCAAAAACAGTTTATAATCATATGGAAAAATTAGAAATTACTTTTATTCCAAAACTTATTTTTAAATTTATAGATTATTTATGTAATATATTTATTAAATTATCCCGTGACCGTATGAAAGGACTATTAACTGAACATGATTGTAAAGAATCATTATCAACATTATATACTATTTTATTAAAGTGTAATATTTTATTAGCACCATTTATTCCACATTTAGCAGAATATTATAATCATATAATGTATGTAAGCATAACAAATAATAATTATGAGTCAATTCACTTACAACAAATAGATATTAATAACATATTATCTTTTAAATTAAATGATGAATTATTAAATGGTTTTTATTCAGTTAATGAATTATTAGAATCAGTTCGTAATTTAAGACAACAATCAAATAAACCAATGTTTTATCCGATTGGTAAAATAGAATTATATACAGATTCAAATATTATTAGTCAGTTTGAAGATATTATCTGTCGCGAACTTAATGCTAAACAATTAATTATAAAACCAATAGAATATTTAGAAAAAAATTATAAAGCAAATAAAGGTCTATTAGGCAAACAATATAAAAAAGATGCACATATATATGTACAAAAAATAGAATCCGGTGATATTACTTGGGATGGGTGTATTCCAGATTATTATACATTTACATATAAAATTAATTCATTACAAGAAAATTCTAGTATTGGAATAACATTTAATTATATAAATCAATATGGTATATATAAACAATCTATAGTATATATTGATACATTAACAACATTAGAGTTTGATATTGAAGCGGAACATAATAATATTAGACGACAGATTAATGAAATTAGAAAAACAATGAGAATTAAAATATTTAATAAAGTAGAAATAATATTTGAAAAAAATGACTATTGGAATGAAATGACCAATGAATCATTATATTTATTATCAAATAGATTAAATGCAACAATAAAATTCCAAGATAAATTAAAAGATTATAATATTATCAAAACATTTAATGACAAGATACTTAATGTGTTAATTACATTAATTTAATTATAAGACACTTTATATTTTAATTACATTAATTTAATTATAAGACACTTTATATTTTAATTACATTAATTTAATTATAAGACACATTATATTTTAATTACATTAATTTAATTATAAGACACTTTATATTTTAATTACATTAATTTAATTATAAGACACTTTATATTTTAATTACATTAATTTAATTATAAGACACTTTATATTTTAATTACATTAATTTAATTATAAGACAC